AAATTCAAAATAGGGGGGATCTCCGGCCGGGGGACTCGTAAAGAGTTTCGCCTTATTGACCATGTTCCCCATGGTATTGGGTTTACTAAATTACAATATCATGCGTAGGTGGTTATAAACATCCACACATTTAATAGTGATGGTGTAACCTGCGTCCTCGCATGTTGATTAAAATATAATTTAGGGTTTTAATAATAATAAATATTACAATTTTGATAAATAAACAATAAATAAATAATCCCATAAATGGGTCCGTTAGTCGTTAATCCTGTCGGTTTCGTTGTCTGTTAATCGTTGTCTTTGTCATTTTCCGGTAAGAAGTCATTGTCATTATTCGTTCGTTCGGTATAAAAATCAAAGTAGTTAGTCTTTCTGAGTTCAGAAACATCCTCTAAGCAGCAGAGGGCTTGCTTTTCGCGTAATGAAGTTAGCCACTGCGGGTAATGGATGGGTGGAAGTTGAACGTTTAGAGATGCTAATTGAGTTTTCAGTAGAGATAGATACTCTTCGCCATATTGACATGCGAATAATAGTGCTGCCTCCACCCGTTGCTCATGTACAATAACATCTCCTACATTTGCCTTCCTTTCCCAACGCAATTCCCGGTGTATAACCTCCTTAGGCAAAGGAGCAAAAACACCCTCCGGCTTCGGGACAAATCGTCGCTTCAGAAAAGTCAAATCAGTTAGTTTGTCAGATGGTCGTGCTTCTCCTGATTTATCTGCTGATGTGGCATCCATTCCTATGTAGCCACAAAATTCGATAAATATCTTGCGATTAAAAATTTGAAGTTCGTCCTGGTTTACAGATAAAATGACATCGTCGCCATAGGTTAAAAAGGCAACCCTCTCATCAAATACCTTCAAATCCATACTAAGTCCTGCAGCCTGTCGCGAGTGTAACCACGCTTCATATACCACAAAGACATTTGTAACAGAATTGAAGACATCAGTCAAGGGGTTACCTGATTTGTTTCCTATAAAAGTTTCGATGAGATAATTTCCACACACCTGGACAGAATTTTGCATTGCACGCAAAAGAGCAGCACGTTGTTTAGTGTTCCGATATCCATAGTAATGATCACAAACTCTTGCAAAAAAGAGAAATGCCGAATCCTGAACAGATGAATCGTATTTACGATAGTCGATATCAAATCCTCTGGTATTAATAGTTGTCAAATTATCCCATACTCGAGACCACGCGGCTTCTGGATCCACACCTATAAGGTGATGGAGTTTAAAACCTGCTCTCTTTTTGAAATGATCGACAAAATGTCCAAAGTATTTTCGTACCAACATGGTATATACAAGGTCTGGTCCTTCAAAAATTCTACACTTCCCAGCAAGAAATTTCTCACGTTTAATGAGCTCATCTTTGAGTGTGGTCGTCCAAATGAATAAAGGCACTTTACCCTCTGACATACTTGCTTCAGCATCACTCATCACTTGCATGATGGTTTTGCCATAGCCTGGTAAGACTGTAGTTCGCGCTTTGTCAGTAAACTCATATCGTTGATTTGGTCCTCCTTCATCACATAAGTCGAAAATTTCTTTCTTGCCATTCCTAAAAGTATCAGAGAAAAAACCGCAAGAAGTGGACATCACAATAGATTGCATGTTTCCAAATCCGTTGATCGTCT